CCAAATCAAATGCCGGTGGTGGTGGTGTAGGAGGGTATGCATTATTGTTAGAATCTAAACAGTTACTGTTGTATATAGATAATGGTACTGGTACTCCAGTCAGTACTGCAGATTATATCACATCAGCTAACGCCGGTGAATGGCTTCATATAGTAATAACTAGAAATGATACTTCATATGTTATGTATGAAAATGGTGTAGTAAAAGATACAAATACAGCTTCTGCAACATTTGTTAACACTTCAGCTGGGTTACGAATAGGATCATGGAATCATAGTACCGGAAGAGAATATAACGGTAAATTAGCGGTAGCAGCTATATACAATGTAACATTAACTGCTGAACAAGTACTTCAAAATTATAACGCTTTAAAATGGAGATTTGAATAATGGCAGTATTTGGCGGACCAGATACGATAGTAACAGATTCATTATTATTTATGATTGATCCAGCAAACCCGAAATCATATACATCAGGCTCTGCCACAATTACAGATATGATTGGTAATGTGTCTGCTGATATTACGAATTGTGGATTCTCTGAGGAAAATTCTGGTGTGTTAACTTTTAACGGAACAGATACAGATATTGACATGGATGATTTTGATGGTTTAACAACAAATGGCGGATCATCAATATCACTTTGGTTTAAAGGTACTGGACAAACTACTACGACAGATGCTTCTAATCAATTCTTTTCTGTACATGCAAGTGACTATTCAAATATTTTAAGATTTGGAATTGCAAAAACCTCCGGTGGGATTTTTTATCGAGTTGGAAGTGGTACTGGTGTGATAGGAAGCAGCGATTATGATAACAGTGTTTGGTATAATATAACTCTTACCAAAGTTAAAGATAGTGCAGGAACTGTATATGTCAATGCATCATCTATAGGCTCTACGCCAAGTACTAATTTAACATTTGATGATGCTGTGCATTATTCCGTCGGTATGGAATATGACTCCGGACCTTCCAAAGGTGATTTTTTCAAAGGCCAAATATCATGTGTTCAAATTTATAACAAAGTTTTAACACAGGCAGAAGTTCTTCAAAACTACAATGCTCTTAAAGATAGATTTTAATAACAATATATTTATATAAAAGGAAATAAAATGGATTATTCAAATAGAACATATGCCTTTGCTGATTGGGCAGATATAGGCTCGGTAGACTTTGCACAAGTAATGGAAACAAGTGCAGATACTGTGCGTAAATCAATAGACGAAACCATGTTTATACTAAAATGGTATACGGCATCACAACCAACATTTATCACGGATAACAGTGTTACACTGCAATGGTCAGGATCACATTCACAATGCTTGCAACAATTGGTAGGACCAAATTGGACACCAACTGGTTCACAACCATAAACATATTAAAAAAACAAGGAAACAATGTTCTTACTTTTACATATGGTTTACCCTCATTTACATATACAGTAACATATACTACTAAATAATTTGGATAATGCAAAATAAATTTATATAATATAAAGAAAGGTTATAAATATGGCAACTAGAAAACTGGACAAAGAACATTTAGAACAAATTCAAACTCTACAACAGGGTTATGCAGACAACGCAAATATACTTGGAAACATTGCAATAGAGCGACACGCTTTACGAATGAGACTCGACCAAATTGAAGCAGAAGAGCAAAGCAAACTGCAAGAAATAGAATCTTTAAAACAGCAAGAATCAGAACTAATAGTTAAACTGCGAGAGCGTTACGGAGAAGGCGAAATCAACATTCAAGACGGAACATTCACAGAAGTTGATGTTTGATACAAGTAGTACATATTTATAAGAAAATAATTATAGGAGTATCATAATGGCAGAAAGAATTGTCTCGCCCGGCGTATTTACGAATGAAGTAGATCAATCGTTTTTAGCAGGCGGAGTAGCACAGATAGGTGCAGCGGTAATAGGACCAACCGTAAAAGGTCCAGCTCTCATTCCTACGCAAATAACATCGTTTGGTGATTTTGAAAAAACATTTGGATCGTTTACCGATGATTCATATGTTCCATTTGTAGTAAATGACTATTTAAGAAATGGAAACGTAATAACAGTAACACGTCTTTTATATGAAGATGGATATGAAATACCAAATGGCGCATTGGCCATACAGGCAGAATCTGGATCAGTAAAAATAGTAACTCATGTTCTTCATCCAACCCAAGCAGTATTAGGTGCCGGTAGTGTTGTGAATGCAAATTATTTTGAAGACTCGGTTTTAAACAATGATTCATCTGGATCATTTGAAATTAAAATATCAGGATCATATGTAGCAGCTGCTAACCCAGCAATTGGATTTGATGGATCATTCCTAGTAGCAGAAGGATTATCTATATCTTCATCTATTAATAGCAGAAGCAATGATTATTTAACTAAATTATTCGGAAGGTCTCCTAAATCAGTAGATTATCCGGTATATGTTCAATATGAAAACGAAAATGCATTGCGCACATTGTTTAATAATATCGGTGATGTTTCAATATCACTTCATAAAATGGCAGATTATGAATATCTTCAAGATTTTAAAACTGCAGCAACACCGTGGATAACCTCACAAAAAATTGGAAGCACTGCAAAAAATCTTATTAAGTTTCACACATTGTCTCATGGTAACTCTGTTAATGCAGAAGTTAAAGTAGGCGTACGCGACATAAGATTAGCATCTGAAGTATCTGATCCTAATGGATATGGTACATTTACAGTTGAAGTTCGCAGAGTGAATACTAATAATATACCAAATTCACCATATGCATCAGAAGACACAGATCAAACACCGGATATTGTTGAAACATTTTTAAATGTTAATCTAGATCCAAATTCGCCAAGATATGTATCCAGAGTGATTGGTGATCGTTATCAAACAGTTAGTGATGCTGGCGATGTTGTAGTAAATGGCGATTATCCAAATTTATCAGGATTTATACGAGTAGAAGTAACAGACGGTGTTAAAAATGCAACTAATGATAAAACATTGATTCCATTTGGAGCAAAAGCGCCATTGTCACCTATAGCAAATGCATCTGCATCATTTAATTTAGAAGCAGTATCATACAAAACTACACAGATTGTTAATAGTTCATATAACAGCCGGGTATACTTTGGTTTTGATTATACCGACGTTGCTAACTTAAACTATTTAGCACCAACCCCAACTAGCGGTAGTACCGTTGGATTAAATACTGACTTTTATCTTGGTGATATGAATCAAGATTCAGGTTCTTCATTCCCAACTGCAGCTGCAACATATAGTGGATCATTACAATCAGCATTAACTGCTGATACATTTACCACTAATATTGCATTGGCAACTAGAAAATTTATGGTTAGTTTTCAAGGAGGGTTTGATGGTGCACGACCAAATTTACCAAAATATAATGGTGCAAACATAGCATCAACAAACACATTTGGTTTTGATTGTAGCACAGCAACAGCAACTGGTACTAAATCATATAATAAGGCATTTACATTGTTAGGTAACACTGATTATTATGATATGAACTTATTAGTAACACCAGGTATTATTGACAGCTTACATAGCTCGGTCACAAATGGAGCGCGTAATTTAGTTCAAGATCGCCAAGACACATTCTATGTAATGGATTCAAATCCAGTGTCAGATAATATTGCCACAGTAACGAGTCAAGTAACAACACTAGACAACAATTACACTGCAACATATTGGCCATGGGTAAGAATACTTAATCCAAATAAAAATGTTCCTTTATGGGTACCACCATCAGTTGTATTGCCAGGAGTATTAGCATTTAATGATGCCGTAAGTCAACCATGGTATGCACCAGCTGGTTTGAATAGAGGAGTTGTATCAGCAACTGATACATATGTAAGATTAACGCAATCTAACAGAGACACATTGTATGAAGCACGTGTTAATCCTATTGCAAACTTCGTTAACGACGGAATATGCATATGGGGGCAAAAGACTCTACAAGCTAGACCAAGTGCATTAGACAGAGTCAATGTGCGACGTTTGCTTATCGCAGTTAAGAAGTTTATTGCATCATCTACCAGATATTTAGTATTTGAACAAAACACCAATCAGACTCGTGACAGATTCTTGAGCATTGTGAATCCTTATTTAGATCAAGTAAGAGCACAGCAAGGATTGTTTGCATTCCGAGCGGTAATGGATGACAGCAACAATACTCCAGACGTAATAGATCAAAATATTCTTTACGGACAATTGTTCTTGCAACCAACTAGAACCGCAGAATTTATAGTGTTAGACTTTAATATTCAGCCAACAGGAGCAAGTTTCCCAGAATAGAAATATTGATAATTTTAAAAAGGTAGGATTTCGGTCTTACCTTTTTTACTGTACGTTATATTTATATTAAAATAAACAAGGACCAATATGGCATTAGAAGATCAATTAAAC